AAACTTTAATTAAAAATGATGATATATTTGACACTTATATGGAAAATTTTAAAAATGTCAATACGCAAAAAGAAACAGATATAGTTTTTTACTATGGTAATATGGAATCAGATTGGTCTCCTAAAGATAAGGATTTGAAAGTTTATAGAAGAAAATGCATAGAATTAGGAAAAGAATTTATTAAAAATGGATTTACTGTATCAGTATATGGTAAATTTGATTTCAATGAGTTAGAATATGAAGGTATAACATTTTATAATGTTAAGTTCTGGAATGTAAGAAACAAAACAAAATACTTAATTATGGCAGATTATACAGGATTTGTTCCAATATGTCAATATCAAAAAATACTTGAAAAGATTAACTGTGAAAAAATATTTGTAGATGTACAATGTAATTTATTTAATTTATATAGGCATATTAATGATTTTAATTGTAATAAGGTCCAATTTGTTTTGAAAAATATTCATCATAAATTGATGAATCCTCCAGATTTAAAAAGTGAATTTGAAAAGAAACATACAATTAATGATATTATTGTTCCGAACGGAATAAATTTAGAACTATTTACTAAGAATGATGATATTAAAAGAGAACCTAAAAGATTTTGTTATACTAGTAACTACATGAATGGATTATATCAAATTTTAAAATATAGTTGGCCTATTATTAATAAAGCACACCCTGATGCAGAATTTCATATTTATTATGGGTTAGATGGGTGTAACGAAGAAATGAAAGCTGAACTTATGAAATTATTTATACAAGATGGAGTATACGATCATGGTCGTGTTAGTCATGAAGAGATTGCCAAAGAAATGAAGAGATCAACCTTTTTATATTATTATACATCCAGTCCTAATGAATCTGATTGTATATCAGTAATTGAAGCATTGGCATCTGGTTGTACTCCAATAATTTGGAATAGAAATGTTTATTATGGATTTCATGGTATATTGTGTTCGCATCCACCAGCAGAAGAATCTTCTCATAAAACTTTAGCAGAAAATGTGTCTAAACTTTTATATAATGATGCGGGAAGAGAAAATATAATTAAAACCTTGAAAAACTCAAGTACTATTATTACTACACAACAAAGTGCATTGATTTACCAAGCAGCATTTCAAGGAAAAACTCTAAATAATAAAGAGTTGGGAACGAAGCTAATCGAACCTCCCAAACCACCACCAACAGGGTTTGATTTACCCTCAAATATTGATTTATCTAAATATATTGATTCTGATTCAGATTCAGATTCAGATTCAGATATTGAATATGAAAGTGATAGCGATAAGGAAGAAATTTCTAAAAAAGATAAACAAGTTATTAAAGAAATAGATTCAAAAGAAAAAGAAATAAATGATAGTTATGAAATATTAAAAACATTAATACCAATGCATGAATTATTACAAAATCTTGAATATTTATCTAATCCAGAGCATAAGATTATTGTACAAATATTTTCTTCGGACCATGTAGCAGTAACTCAAGACGATAATATTGATAAAGTTATTTCCAATTATTATAATATGGTAAGAGAAAAATTATCGTATCCTATATTAAGTCCAGAAGAATTAGACAATGCTGTTAAGAAAAAATTTGGCGAAATTAGAACTGTAGAAAGACAAGTTGTTGATTTAGGTAGTGAAACAATGGAAAAATTAAAAACAATACAAGAGGAATAAAATTATTTGAAAAGATACAAATATGTTATGTACATTAATAATAAGTGTGTTGACATCTATGTTATTTTATTACAGTGAAGTTAATAATAAATTTTATTCAACTTTAGAGGATGGCAAAAAAAGTTTGAAGATGAAATTGACCTACTATTTAAAAACTTGACTAAAAATAAAACATAAATATGAGTTACGAGGATGTTTCGATTATTATTTCTTAAAATGTTTAATTTATACAAAAATATTGATATTTAAAAGTGTAATTTATATAATTGTTAACTATAAATGAGTAAAATACTAGTTATTGTAGAATCACCCGGAAAAATAAAGAAGATAGAAGAATATCTAAATTCTCTTAATAATGGCGTCTATATTGTTAAAGCTTCATTTGGTCATTGTCGAGATTTAGATAAGAAAGAACTTTCAATTAATGTGGATAAAAATTTTGAACCAACTTATTCTATTATTCCCGGAAAAGAAAATATTGTTCGTGAATTACGTGGTTTAGTGAAAGATTGCTCAAAGGTTATCCTAGCAGCTGACGAAGATAGAGAAGGGGAAATGATAGCCTCAAGTCTCAAGGATTTGTTAAAACTAAAAGAGTATGACCGCATTGTTTTTCATGAAATTACTAAAACAGCTATTAAAAATGCAATAGAAAATCCTAAAAAAATTAATGAAGATATGGTCAATGCTCAACAAACACGAAGATTGCTAGATAGACTAGTAGGTTATAAAATTAGTCCAATTTTATGGAAAAAGATGCAGGGTCAATTATCTGCAGGTCGTGTTCAATCTGTGGTAGTTAAAATTATAAATGACAAAGAGAATGAAATTAAAGATTCAGTCTCAAATCCATATTTTAAAACTATGGCTAATTTTGATTATAAAAAGAAAAAATTTAATGGTTCACTAAATAGTAGCAAAGATTTATATAAATTTAATAAAAAAGAAGATGCTGAAAAGTTCTTAACCTCAATAACTCCAGAGGATGAATTTAAAGTTAATAAAATATCCGTCAAAGATTCAATTAGAAAAGCATCTGCTCCATTTACAACTTCTACAATGCAACAGGATGCATCCACTAAATTACATTTTAATGTTAAGAGAACCATGGATGCTGCACAAAAGTTATACGAAGCAGGTATGATTACTTATATGAGAACTGATTCCACAAATCTTTCACAACAAGCTATAGACGAGTGCAATGATTATATTGTTAAAACTTATGGCAAAGAATATTCTGAACCAAAAAATTTTAACAAAAAGAGTAAAGGAGCACAAGAAGCACATGAGGCTATTCGTCCTACTCAAGTAATAGTTGATTCAACTGGCGGTAGACTTAGTAGTGATTGTGAGAAATTATATAAATTAATTAGAAATAGAACTTTAGCTAGTCAAATGGCAAGTGCTATAGTAGAGGTTCAAACACTTGAAATTGATTTGTTAACACCAAATAAACAATCCAAGCTTCCAAAAGGAACTATTTTTATCTCTACTTTGGAAAATGTCAAGTTTGCTGGATATTTAATTTTATATAATAATATTTCTACTGATTCCGAGTCTGATGAAAAAGAGAATGATGGTAAATTAGATATTAAAGAAGGTAAATCAATTAAATATAATAACATTACAGTTAATGAAGAATATAGTAAACTTCCTCTTAGATTTAATGAAGCTGGATTAGTTAAACATTTAGAGAAGAATGGAATTGGACGTCCATCAACCTATGCTAGTATTATTTCCAAGATTATTGATAGAAACTATGTTCAAATTAAGAATGTAGAAGGTGAAAGAAAAGAGTCTGTTCAAATGAATTTAGTTAATTCTAAACATGAACTTAAATTTTCCAATAAAACTAAAGAAATATTAATTGGAAAAGAAAATAAGAAAATTTGTCCCACACCTATGGGTATTAGTGTTAATAAATTTATGAGTGAAAATTTTGATCCAATCATGCAAGTTGATTTTACAGCTACATTTGAAAAATATTTAGATAAAATTGCAGACGGGACAGCTAAATGGTTTAATGTATTAGATAAATTTTATAAAATGTTTAGTCCGATTGTGGACAAGCTGAGCCTTGAGGTAGGTCATATTGAAAATCTAAGTAACACCGATAAAATGATTGGTACCAATGATGATGGTAATGAGATATTTCAAGGAGAAGGTAAATATGGCCCATATGTTAAAGTTATGAATGATGATAAATGGAAATATGCACCATTAAAAGAGGATAAAGAAATATCTTTAGCGGAAGCAATAAAGTTATTACAGTTCCCAAAGTTTTTAGGAAAATATGACAAGACGCATGTTTATCTATATAAGGGACAATATGGACTATATTTAAAATACTCTAATAATACTGTTTCAATTAAGGATGAAAGTAAAGATGTAGATAATATAGATTTAGAATATGCCAAATCATTAATTGAATCAGGAGACCCATATGCTATTAAATCTTTTAAATTAAAAGATAATACTATAAATATCAAAAAGGGGCCTTATGGTTATTACATCCAAATATCTACCAAAGGTAAGAAGAAGAAAAGGAATATTTCTTTGCCAGAAGAAGTAGATCCAAAAGAGTTGACATTAGAAATGTTACTAAAAGCTATTGGTATTAAGAGTGCTCCTACAAATAGCTAATTTTTTTAAATTAAAATCTACTCTTATAATAGAGATGTTATCTTATTTAGATAATAATCAATTAATAATAATGATTAATGATGGAGACAAGTTAATAATTGCTAAAAATATTGTTTATAAAATTAATGATTATATGAAACACCCAGGAGGTAATTGTATTTTAAAAAGAGTATTAACAATTGATTCTAATAATCCAAACAGAATAATTATAGATTCATGTGATAGAGATTATAATTTTCATTCTAAAAATTCTAGAAATATTTGGAATAATATGGCTATTGGAACTATAAAAGAAAGAACAATATGGGACTATATACTGTTTTTATAAAATTTTATTTAATGGAAATATTTGTTAAAATTATTACTTTGATTAGCTAATTTAAATGTGAAATCCAAGCAATTGGTACCCAATCTCCTTTAGGGTGATATACTGAATTAGTTAGACAACTTTTTCTATTAATTTCAAATCGACCATTAGGAGTTAATACATAATAGTCGGGTGTTTTTAGAGAATATTGATGATGATGAACTAATTTACAAATATATTCATCATTTTTAAAACTATAATGTTCATATTGAAGAACTCATTTTATTATATTTAAAAATATATCATTATATATAATATGTATATTGATGAAATAAAAAAACTTTTAAAAGATATAGAAAAGAGCATTCGGGGTGATAGACGATGGATTGAAAATGGTGATCATAAAATTAGAGAAAAAATGGAATTAATTCTAGAGAAAAAATCTGAGAAGAAACAATATCCGCAAGAACCTATTTTAATACCTAATGAATTTATACTTCCTCAGTTTCAAAAGAAAAATAATATTGTACTTAATTTAACTGATAACAAAAAATCCAATAAAAATATTATTAAATTACCAGAAACACTATTTGATAAAAGTAGTATCAAATATGGTAGACCTATTACGGTAGATGGTGATGTACAATTAAATGAACCACAACCCAAAGATGATATACCGTT